CCAGCGGCCTTCGTGGAAGACCACCTGGGGCTCCGGCTGCGGCAGCACCGGCCGGAAAACCTGTTGTACCTGGGGCTGGACTGCCTGGGCCGTCTGCACGGCCTGGACGGTCTGAGCCACTCGCTGCGCCCCCTGGCCGAACCAGGGCAACATCGTGGGCAACAGCGACACCACCAACAGAATCCACTGCATGACGCTTCCCTCCTTGGAAAGATATCTATGGGCATGAAAAAACCCGCGCGCCGAGTACGCCTCGGCGGCGGGTATCACTGCGGCCGCGGTAGACACGCTCTCAGCGCGCGTCGGTAAGCGTTTCCTGTGCGGCGGCCCGGGCCGCCTGAGCATTTTCGACCCGCGCGCTTTCGGCGCCAACCGCCGTGCCGCGGTCGTAGCCTGAGTGCCAGATCTCATTGAGCTCGGGCTTGCTGTTGGCGTCGGCGAACCCGGCCAGGTAGCTGCGTGTCTTCTCGCCCTCGACGTCTCGCCGCGCCGTGTCGGCGATGAACATCAGCTCCCGAATTTGGCTGCCGTCGATCCTGGCAGCCTGAATGAGAATCCGATTCTCGAACTTCAGGCGCTCGGTTTCCCAAGCTTGGTAAAGGCTCAGGCCGATCAAGAACACCACCGCCAACCACGCCCACTTCTGTTCCTTCACTTTCAAGTCCTTTCGTCAGTCCAACGAAAAACCTCTACCGCCTTCACGTTACCCACCCGAGCCGCGGCACGTTGCGCGGGTGTCCATTTGGCGCGAATGCTGGCCAAATGCTCGTCCATGACGTCGGGCGCTGGGTCGTCAAACTGAGGCCCTGCCACCGGCACGGCGTCAGCCTCATCATCACTGATGACGGGCGTGACCTCAGCCAGCTCAACGACTGGGCGCCGATTGTTTGGCTTGCGCCATTCAACCGGACCGCCGCAGCTGTGCAGTACGTCATGCACAGAGCACTGCACGGACGCAGCGGCCGCTTCGGCTGACACGTTGTGCGTGTACAGATACCGCAGCCACCGCGATTTTGTGAGCGTGGACAGCGGTGTTTTAGGTGCCGCGTCCATCTCGTCGAAACCGAACTCGTACCGCCAGAGCCAGTCCAACACATGTTGGCATTGCTGGACGGGCAGTTTGACGATGCGCGACACCTCGCCGATGTCGCGTCTTTGATTAAAGATCGCCACCACAAAGGCGGCCTTGACGAATTTTAAAGGCATCATGCCTTCTCCTCCTTGCGCCCAACAACGCCACAGTGGGCACTTAATATGCCCTGAAAATGCGCGAAGTTTAGCTTATGTGCGCCAAAGAAAATCGCCCAACCGGCGTGGCCCTGTCGGCGCCGTCACCGCCACGGCCTGCTGCTGCGTTTTGGGTCTAGGAAGGGTGTACCAGCCGTCGGCATTGAGGTCGACAATCTGACGAAACACCGCGTCGTACTCGCGGCCGCATTGCTGAAGACTGTATCGCGCTCGAGCATGTTCGGCAATCTTGCGGCGGTCAAGCTGGCCCGCCGCCTGCACCGCGCCCAGCCACTGTTTGAGTACGTGACAACGATACCCGTTGAAGCCTGGAATGACAGTCTCGGTGAAGGCGCCGAAATCGCGCCCAATCAACGGCGTGCCGCAAAGCAGCCCCTCCACGCCAGAACCGCCGAAGGGTTCGACGAAATCCGTGGGCATGAGCTGGCAGTAGGCGTTGCGCAGAAAATCGCTGCGTTCCCGTCCTTTGAGCGCGCCGACATATTCGATGTTCGGATGCGCCCAGGGCGACATATCCCCTTGCCCGGCCACCTTCACGGGAATCGTCACGCGCTTGGCGATCTCGAGCACCGTGTCCATGCCCTTCGCTGGAGTAATCCGGCCCATGAACGCAATGTACTTGCCCGTCGCGGCATTGGGTTCCCAGTCGTCCACGTCGAAGTAGTTCGGAATGACCCACTCGTAATTATTCCCGTGCCGGTTCTCCTTGCCCTGATGAAAGTGCATCCAGGCGTACGATTCGAAAATGCGCAACGAACCTTCGAGAAGCTGCGGATAGCCGATTCCGGTTTCCAGGTGAATGTTCTCTGGGAACTGCTGAAGCGCGCGGTAGTGCGCTGGACCGAAGGGGTGACAAATCACGTCGCGCGGCTGCAGGCGTTCGCGAATTGCCGGGAAAAGCCGCGCCTCGAATTGCTTGTGCCAAGGGCTCTCAATTTGGGCCAGGTCGCCGTGAAACTGCGCCCGGCGGTGACGATCGCCCAGCAACGTGGCGTACTCGTCCCGGCTGAGCATTGGCACCTTTTCGTCCGCCTCGCTCTCGCTGCCTTCGTTGGCGTACTCAATGACCCGATATCCGTACGCCCGCATCATTTTCGCAAACCGCAACGCTTTGCCCGTGAAAGCGCAGTGCGAATACTCACGCGTGTGAAACGTGTGGAAAATGCCTAACAGGTGCAAGGTCGGCTTAGACATCGCTTACTCCGAGAGAAGCAGGCTCACGCTTCTTCGTCTTGTTCGTAGTGCGACGGCTTGGATCCGGGCTTGGACTTTCGGTTATTGGCGCCTTCAAGCTCGTCAGCTGCCTTGTTCAACCACTTCGCCAGCTTACGGGCCTCAGTGGGAGAAAGAATGGGCGCCGCGTCTCCGTACGTCGAAACGGAAACGCCGCTTATCAACCCTTGCGGCTCGCGCCAGGTGCCAGATTCGACCATGAGGGTCGGAGGATCTTCGCCGTTTTTTACAGTGACGGCGTTACGCAGCTCGAAGACGGCGAGCTCGTTGTGGACAATCGGGGACACGATTACCTGGGCCTCCGGAGAAACTGGAACTGCTCAAGCTCTTTCAAGAACAAGTCTGCGATATCGCTCGCCTGCTGATAGGCGTCGCGCATGCCGCGTTGGTAGTCTCTGCTACCTTTGGCGGGCAGCTTGGTTGTCAGGTCTGCAACGGTCGACAGTCCAGCGATCGCCCGACTGCGCAACAGCCGGTATTCCGGCGCCGCTGTGACGAGCACGGTCTTCGCATCGGCAACGTGAGCCTGCATTTCCGGCGAAACGTCCACGCGCAATCCGGCGTCTTGCAGCAATTTTGTGCAGCGCGCCAGCGAACAGAAATCGGCAAAGCTGGCTGGCGACACGTGCTTTCGCGCAAGGCTGTAGAGCAACAAACACAGGTCAGCGACAACTCGTGTGTCGTCCTCAAGCTCAGTCTTCTGCACGCGCGGCGCATGCGGCGCAGGCAACTTGCGTTTTTTCTTGCGAGAAACCGTCGTGCCCGCCTTCGGCACATCTTCGGTTTGAATGAAGTCAAAATACATCTGGGGGCGCAAGGGCTTTCGCTTGATTACCGGCGCGCTCAGCATGTGCTGTGCTCCTGTTCAGACGGCTGCCACTGGTGACGAAAACGACAACGAGTTGAGACGTCCTTGATACGCCGCGTAAACTTGCGCGTGAATCTCATCGAGCGGTTGCGTGGCGTCAAAGTACACGAGCTGCTTGCAGATGTCAGGAAGCACCGAAAAACGGTGATAGGCTGCCGCCATTCGGGCGCGGGTCTCTTCGTCGACGCGTTCGTAGCGATCACGGCCTGGACCGGTGCGACCGGCAGACATGTGACTCGGCAGATCCATGAAAAAGCAGCAGTCAGGAAGCAGCGATACCGAGGTTTTGCGATAAACCTCTCGGATGAAATCAGGGCAGTGCCCGCCGATTTCTCCCTGATACACCAACGTCGAGAGCAGCCACCGATCACAGATCACGGTGAAATTGTCGGCCAGCCGCTCTTGAATGTATTCCGCCAATTCAGCGCGAGCGGCGGAAAACAACAGAAGCTGCGCAGACTTGGCAAGCGGCGCGTCGCTTTCGAGCAGAATCTTTCGGATCGTCTTTCCCAGCGTTGTCGTGCCTGGGTCTGCAACGAGCTCGACGCGGGCGTTCTCTGCCGCCAGGCGTTCGTGCAGCTTACGGGCCTGGGTCGTTTTCCCGGCGCCGTCGATCCCTTCAAAAACAATGAACACAGCGACTCCTTGCTGGTTGGGATAGATATCTATCAACCGGTGATGCCGACGCTGGGCGAATCGCCAAGAATCCGCCGGGGATCTTCGCGGTGCGTGGCGTTGATACCCACCGAGGGCGTGTCAGCCGTGGTTGGCTCGAGATCGGGCATGAGCAGCCCTAGCTGCCGCCCATCGGCCAGCCGCAGGGCCATGCCCGCGGCTTGCATGCCCAGTCCTTGGATCCCGGCTTTTGCTAGCCAATCCGTCACAAAGGCGCAGAAATAGTCGACACTGGCCGTCTGCGCCGCGGGGTCTGGGTGCGCTTTGATGAAGTCTTCACGAATCTGCTCGACGAGTTCGCTTTTTGCCACAGCGCGGGTCCTTTGGTTTCGAGGGTGGCGTATCTGACTCAACCGCGCGGCGGGCGGCAATACGGGCCCGGATCGCGTCAGCCGAAGCGGCGGCCTGGCGTTCTTGCCGAGCCCGCGCTTTGCACTCTTTTATCAGCTGGCTCGCATCTTGCAAGCGGTTTCTGGCGGCGTGGGTATAGAGGCGCAATGTGTAGAACCGGTTGGCGGTCGTTACGGCCAGAAGGTCGCCGTCCATCTGCATAAGCAGCTTACGGGCGCGGGCCGCAAATTCAAGGCCAGAAGCCTCTACCATGGCAATGATTTCGTTGGTCGTGCAGAGGATATCTGCCACTGCCACGATCTGCGTCCGGACGCCGCTTTGGCTAAGGCGCCCACGATACTCCATATCTCGCTTGGTTTCCACCAGCCGAAAATCGCGACTCAGATCGGCTACCGAGGCGGCAATCTGCACCGAAGTGCGCTCAGCGACCTCTTCGAAGGCGCAACGGCTGACGTTGATCACGTCGTGCAGTACAGCGCTGTGCGCGATGATCGCAACGCTTTCTTGGGTTTCATCAGACACCAGCTCTTTACGGACATCGTTGTAGAGCCGTCGGGCAATCTTTTCAGCGGTGTTCGCCACGACGATCGCGTGCTGTAATAGCGTGCGCCCGTATACAGATGGTTGCGCGCCGTAATGTTGTTTGGCAAATGCGACTGTTTCGTTTATTGGCAAATCAACATTCATGATGCCTCCCGCAGCCAATCAAAGGTCGAGTAATTTCCGCCAGCCGCCCTCAAACGCTTCCTTGCGCGAGAACAAGTTGTAAGCCACCTTCTTCTGCAGCACGTTGATGTGATGCGGCTCAGCAACCAACATTTGAAGAGCGGCAACAAAACGCGCGTAATCCGGAATGGCATGCGGGACGCCGTTATCATCGTATTCAACCTTGGTTTTGACCAGGGCTGAATTGACATCTTGCCAGAGATAGTCGGTCTGCGGAGGCGCCGCGAGACTCAGCACCGGCGTGCCGGATGCAAGACTGGTCAGGCCGCACAGGCCGTAGTTGTCGCACTCGCCGGGCCAAAGCGTCAGGTCCGCGTTCGCGTAAAGATGCTGGCGTTTGAAGAGCGGAACGTTGCGCACAAGCGTCACACGACCATCAGTGCGGGCGCCCAGCCGCGTAAAGAAACGCGCCACAGCTGGACCAAAACGGCTTGAATTCACAGCAACCGTGAGCCGCGGTTCTTCCATGCGCTCGAGCAGATAGCCGAGCATGCCGAGAAATTCGCTTGTGGCGCAACGCGCGTTGCGGTCAAACCAAGGCAAAAACAGCTTGATATGCCGCGGATTAACTGGCGTATGCTTTCGCGAAAACGGGATGCCTGCGTCAAACGGCAGCATTGAAACGTGGTTCATCTTGTAGACGTCCACGAATAAGTCGCGGCATTCCGTGCTCATTGCCACGACGCGGTCAGCGCGCTTGAGCACTTTTCGAAAGGGCGGGACCAGCTCTTGCCACATGGGCGCAATGATTGTCACGACACCGCGGCGAGACGCGTAGTTCACCTGTTCAACGCGTGGAACGTGCGTCCAGATGATAACCCGCTGTCTGCGCACCCAATCGGTGTAGCGCTCAACACTGCGATGCCGAACGTATCGATCGTACGGTAAGCGCAGCCGACCAGGCGGATGGTCTGAATAGATATCAAAGGGAGCGCCCAGCGCACGAAACAACGCTGCCAGCCGCACTGCGAGGTACGCCTGGTCACAGTGTGCGTAATGGGTGTAGATCCCAATGCACATTTCGCGTCACCCAGGAGGTTGACCCTGCCCAAACTGCTGCGCCATCATTTGCGCGCCGCCTTGGGTTTTCGCCTGCTGCCGGATGTCGTCGATGATGCTCGACACCAGCGCGTGCGTGGTCGGGTCGGTTCGCTTGAGCTTGATTAGCTCGCTGTCCTTCTGGGCCTCTGGCAAAGAAAGAATCTGCTGCGCCAAGAGCTGGGCTTGGCTTTGCATGTCTTCGGGTGTGCGCGGAATGTTTGGCGAGTTCTGCCGCTGCGCAAGAAACGCGTCCACGGGAGATCCGCCGCCCATACCAGGTTGAGGCGGAGCGCCCGCAGGCGCGGCTCCAGCTGGCGCGGCGCCGGGCTGGCCGGTCGCACTGGCCCCAGGATCGCCTGTGCCTTGCAGCATCTGAGCCTGCTGACTCAGGTCCTTCATGCTTTGAGCCTGCTCCATCTCCTTCTGCATGCGAGCCTGCTCTTCGGCATAAATCCGCTCTTCCTCGAGCATCTGCTTTGTTTCTTCCTCGTAGTCCAGCCCCACGCTCTTGAGTCCCGTGGTTTTGCTGATCTGCTGCCCCTGCATGAGCTGGAGCTTGGCCATCTGGCGGTTGAGGTCGTCCGCGTGCGTGACCCGCTGGAGCTTGATCGAAACCGGTTCCCACGACTGCACGCGAGAAAGAGTCTGACTCAGGTTTCGGAGGAAGTTGTTCAACGCGTGCGGCAGATGGCTCCAGTTGGCCTCGAACAACCGCAACGCCGCCGGAGCGGCCTGGAAGCTCAGTGTGCCGTTCATGAGCTCCACCGGCATTCCGATGCACTTCATGAGCGTATCGAACGCCTGATCGATCAAGTCTTTGGGTGCCAGCGCCGCGGCGTCGCCGCCCAGAGCTTGGTATTCCACGGGAAACGGAAGAATATTCCAGCGAGCCGGGTCAACGCGGCGAGCGCGCAGCATGGCTTGAACGCGCGCGGTGAAGCTTCCCAAGTTAATCGAGTGCACCGGGTCGCCCGAGGCGGCGTCGCCGCCGCGCTGCGCAGGCGTGATCACGCGAAATGGAATAACGTAGTCCAGCGCAATAGCTTCGTTGTAGCGCTGCAGAATCTGGTAGTACCACGCCTGCCGGAAATTTACGAGGATGCGCGAAATACCCCAACCACGATTTCGCATTCCCGACAGCGCTTCTTCTTTGGCGTGGTAGATGACGTCCTTATCGAACATCAAATCCTTGTTGTCTTTGACCGCTTGAATGACTTCCCAGCTGGCGTGCTCGAGGTTGTGCAGATGCCCGGCCTTTATCAGGTTGCGATAGTCCTCGGGAATCTTCCAGACGTACGTGCATTCCTCTGAGTACGGATCCCAAAGAATATCGATCTCGTGCGGGCTCCAACGTTTGATGCGGACGCCGTCTTCGCCCGCACGCCGGTCGACGTGATTGAACTTACCCGTGTACTTGCAGTTCGGGCAGGTGGCATGGAAATCGAAATTTTCCCATTTGAACGCGTATGCGC